GCAAAAGAAAGAATGTTAAAACTATTTCCACAATATGGATACAGAGATCTCAATCACTTTCAAACATTACACTCTTTGGCTTTTAATACATTAGGAATGAAGAAAGATAATGTTATGCAACCCGAACACTATGAAGAGATTGGTAGAACCATTGGTGTTCAAGTGTCTGTTTACAGAGGAGGTGAAGAAGAAACAGGATACATAGATTCTGACAGCGAGTATTTTAATCTTATTAACATAGCTAGAATTAAAAACATTACACCCAAAGATGAATACAACACAGATTTATACTCAGACGATATGGATTATAATTTAGTAGAGATTATAGAAGCTGAACTTAAAAATTATAAGAGTTCTTTTGTTTTGTATGACTTTACTGACATGATAGAAAAATTTGTTTCGTCAGAATTATGCCCTAAATTTGATGTAGTATTTATTGATGAAGCACAAGACTTATCACCAATACAATGGAAGATGTATGACATCATTAAAAAGAATACAAAGATTATGATATTAGCAGGAGATGATGACCAAGCCATTTATGGTTGGGCAGGAGCAGATGTAAAAAGATTTCAAGATGAACCTGCAAAAGAAAAGATATTACCAAAGTCATACCGAGTTCCAATCAGAGTTCAAAATGTTGCTGATTCAATTATATCTCAAATAGAAACAAGAATACCCAAAGAATGGGAACCTAGAGATAACGAGGGTCATTGTGAAGAAGTTTACGATCTTGATGAAGTTGATCTAACACAAGGTAATTGGTTGATACTTGCAAGAACTAATTATCGTTTAATTAAAATGAAACCATACTTAATGGAACGTGGTATTTATTTTGAATACAAAGAACGAAAGAGTTTTAGTTCAAAGTTATGGAAAGCGATTAGAGATTTTTCAAGGTGGACATCGGGTGCACAACTAACAGCTAGCGAAATAAAAGACATATTTGATTATACGGGACACGAGTTTGATGGTGAAGACCATATGAGCTATAGCTGTGAGTTTTTTAATATTGATACATCAGATACTTGGTATGAGTTGTTTGATGCAGACCCTGAACAAGTTCTTTACATTAGACAAATGTTAAGCAACAAAGAAAAACTTTCTGAGGAAGCAAGAGTAAAACTATCTACGATTCATTCGGCCAAAGGTGGAGAGGCTGACAATGTATTATTGATATTAGATAATACAGATAAGATTCGTGAAAGCATAGAAAAGAGTCCTGAGAAAGCAGACGAAGAGCACCGAGTTTGGTACGTCGGTGTAACACGAACTAAACAAAACTTATACATCATGGCAGCAAAGGAGGATAGATTAGGTTATGACATCGAAGGCATATAAAAAACAAATCGGAGGATCTCATTACAGAGATATGAAGATTCAACCAAGTCAATTTATAAATGAGAATAGGTTGCCTTTTGCGGAGGGGTCGGCTATAAAGTACATATGCAGGCACGCTGCCAAAGGAAAGGAACAAGACATACATAAAGCAATTCATTATTTAGAAATGATATTAGAGAGGGATTATGCGAATACCAAAGTTTGAGGCACAGACAGAGTGGGTAAAACCTACAGAGTTTCCTGACTTAAGACAAGTTGATGAGATAGCTATTGACTTAGAAACTAAAGACCCAGGACTCAAGGAACGAGGATCAGGGTCAGTCATTGGCAATGGTGATGTTGTTGGTATCGCCGTAGCAACAGCACACTACAAAGGATACTTTCCTATCGCACACGAAGGTGGTGGGAACATGGATCGTAAACAAGTTTTAAATTGGTTACAGGATATATTAAACGCACCATCAACAAAAATATTTCATAACGCAATCTATGATGTTTGTTGGTTGAGAAGACTTGGACTTAAGATACAAGGAGATATTGTTTGTACAATGATTGCAGCTGCTGTGACTGATGAAAATAGATTTAGATACGATCTTAATAGTTTATCTTGGCACTATCTTGGTTATGGTAAAAACGAATCAGCTTTAGCCGAAGCAGCAGAGAGTTGGGGTATCGATCCAAAAGCAGAAATGTATAAACTTCCTGCTATGCACGTTGGTGGTTATGCAGAACGGGACGCAGAGATTACGTTTGGTTTGTGGCAAGAAATGAAAAAAGAAATACTGCATCAAGATCTTGAAGATATATTTGATTTAGAAACAGAATTGTTTCCTTGTCTTGTTGATATGCGATTCAAAGGTGTCAGAGTTGATATTGAAAAAGCACACCAAATGAAAAAGGATTTTATTAAAGAAGAAAATGAATTGTTAACAAAAATAGAATATGAAACAAATATAAGACCACAGATTTGGGCAGCTAGAAGTATAGCAAATGTTTTTGATACACTTAAAATACCTTACGAAAGAACAGTAAAAACTTCTGCACCATCTTTTACTAAAAACTTTTTACAAGAACATGAGCATCCTGTTGTCAGAATGATTGCACAAGCAAGAGAAATAAATAAAGCACATACAACTTTTATTGACTCAATTATTAAACACGAACATAACGGTAGAATACACGCAGAGATAAACCAATTACGATCAGATAATGGTGGAACTATTACAGGAAGATTTAGTTATCAAAACCCTAATCTTCAACAAATACCCGCTAGAAACAAGGATTTAGGACCTAAAATTAGGTCACTATTCCTTCCCGAAAATGAATGTAAATGGGGTTGCTTTGATTACTCACAACAAGAACCAAGGCTCGTTGTGCACTACGCATCGTTGTATAAACTACCATCGGTTTATGATGTTATTGATGCTTATCAAAATGATTCGAATGCAGACTTTCACCAAACTGTAGCAGAGATGGCACAGATTCCAAGGACACAAGCTAAGACGATCAATTTGGGTCTTTTCTATGGTATGGGTAAAGCAAAACTACAAGCTGAACTTGGAGTGTCTAAAGAAAAAGCAAAAGAACTTTTTGATACGTATCATGCAAGAGTTCCCTTTGTAAAACAATTGATGACTAAAGCTTCTAACAGAGCTCAAGATAGAGGTCAGATAAGAACTTTACTAGGCAGGCTATGTAGGTTTCATTTGTGGGAGCCAAATAGTTTTGGTATGCATAAAGCATTACCTCATGAAGATGCACTCAGGGAACATGGACCGGGGATCAGGAGAGCGTATACATACAAAGCTTTAAATAAATTGATACAAGGATCAGCTGCTGACATGACTAAAAAAGCTATGTTAGAATTATATAAAGAAGGTATCATACCACACATACAAATACATGATGAACTAGACTTATCAATCAAAGATGATACTGAGGCAAAAAAAGTTATTGAGATTATGCAAGACGCTGTTAAACTAGAAGTTCCCAATAAAGTTGATTATGAGTTTGGAAACAATTGGGGTGATATTTATGGATAACTATGGCTTACTTAAACGCAAACATTCCTGTAGAGTACGCACAAATCAAAAGAGAATATCTTTATGACCTTAAGAAACATCATGGAGAAGTTGAAGACTGCATTATTTTTGGTCTTTCGGCTATTACAGGGCGTAGTATCCTTTTTCATTGTATTATGGAAAATGGAGCTATCTTCTATCGTCTCCCGATATCTGCATTCATTCAAAGAGGGTATAAAGCAGAAGAAGTTCCTAGACGTAGACTTGACGAGCTTCAGCTTTGGAATTGTTTTAGTTACTATCCTGCTGTTACTACTTGGGATATTTTAGCAGGACAAGCAGGCAAATACATAGGAAAAGACAAGAAATGGCACCCTGGAAAGTATGTATTTACCGTTGACTTTGCACACCCAGAGAGTAATATATTGGATACGGATCATTCAGAGATACCGCACGAGCATAAATGTGCTCACATCATAGCGCTCGATGACGGGAACTATGCAGCACAGCCAAACAATAGATGCATTTGGGATATACCATCATTTACAGTTAAAGATGAGATTCCAAATTGGAAAGTGCAAACATCTGAATGGAACGTGGAAAACACAAGTCAATGGAAAACAGAAGATACTGATAAGTTCTTCTACGAAATTGAGGAGAAAAAACATGATGAATAAATGTAAAGCAATTTGTTGCAAAGTTTGGGACAAAGTAAAAAGCTTATGGAATAAATTTATTAATTGGTTTACTTCTGGTCTAGATAAATAATTTATGGCGTTAAAAATTTCTGAATCCGCAGCTGTACAAATGCCAATGAAAACGGTTGCTAGTTTAATTACGATAATTGCAATCGGAACATGGGCTTACTTCGGCATTCACGAAAAACTAAACCAACACTCAACAAAGATAGAGTTGATGCAAAAAGATCTAGATCAAAACTCAGAGTTTAGGATAAAGTATCCAAGGGGTGAGTTAGGTCAATCAGCTGGAGAAGCAGAGCTCTTTATGATTGTGGAACACGTCAGCGGTTTATTAGAGGATGTGGAAGCAGAACTTAAAAGTATGAGAAACAATGCAGTTAATATAGAATTTTTAAAGAAAAGAACAGAGAAGTTAACTGAAGATGTAGAAAAAATAATTAGAAACGGGAATGGTAAACATCAATGATAGAAACTGTATTTGCACTAATCTTAACTTTAAACGGAAATATGATAGAGCATGTATATAAAAACAATTTAAGCGATTGTTTGAAATCAAAACGCATAGCTCAGAACGAGGTCAATCCTGAGAGAGTTGTATTTACTTGTAAAAAAGTAAAGGCTCAAACAGAGATATACATGGATCGAAAAAAGATTGTTAAAATACTACCATAATGGAGAATACTTTAATAGTTTTAGTCTTGCTTTGTGTGGTAATATATGTAGGATTGAAGGATAACTTATGAGATTGAGTAAACATTTTAGCCTCGAAGAGATGACCCGTTCAATGACGGCTGCTCGTAAGGGCATCGACAATACACCAGGGTCAGGTGAGATACATAATCTTACTGAGGTTTGCTATAATGTATTAGAACCTCTTCGTGCAAAGTTTGATAAACCAATTACAATAACATCAGGCTATCGATCCGAAGCGCTGTGTGAAGCCATCGGGTCCAAAAAAACTAGCCAGCACGCCAAGGGGCAGGCGGTCGACCTAGAAATTATGGGTGTTCCAAATATAAAAATAGCTTATTGGCTGCAGAATAACGTGGATTTTGATCAGCTTATACTTGAGTATTACAAACCAAACGACGGACAAGCAGGCTGGGTACACGTATCTTACAATGAAAAAGGTGCTAACAGAAAACAAGTTTTAACTTTTGACGGGAAAAAATACGAGAACGGACTTCCTGAAATGAAGTGGAAAGATGGTCAAGTTGTAGAATGAAATGGGTAACAGAAATCGTTAATGGTGTTTGCCCTGAGTGTGTTCGAGAAACCGTATTAGTTTCAGTAGATCAATTCTATAGATGCACTAGATGTGGTTCAGATTTAGAGCAAAAAATAAATGGAAAGATATCTTATATTCCTGCGGGATTATCTAAAGAACATTACAGAATGGTTCTAAAACAAGATGGCGAAGAAGTCTAAGTTTGGCGTTAATACATACGTTAAAAAGACACCGCCCAAAATAGGTCGACACAAGAAACGAATGAACAAATCTGAAAAGCGTAATTATAAGAAGTACCGGGGACAAGGGCGTTGACATTTATATAATAATATCCTACACTCCTCTTATGAAAGATAAACAGATAAAAATAAAACTAAAGGGCGTAACACAAAAACAGTGGTCAGTTTTTTTATTAGAGTTAAATCTTATGAAAACAAATTGGAAACCATATGGTGTGTTAGTTGATATTGAAGCTCCTAACTTTGCAAAGATTGTAAGATTAGGAACGAGAACTCCTGATGTTAACAAAAAAATTAGACGAACTAGCTAACTTATGGAACAAGACCCAAGATCCTAAATATAAGGATCAATGGTACAAACTAATAAGGACTTATGGAAATAATTATATTAAGCGACGGCCTGTTTCATCTAGTAGAGGTAACAAAAAAATTAACAGAGGGAATAACA